TATACAAAAAAAAATATTTAAAGAATTTCCAGAAAAATATATGGCTGATGATGAATGGCTTATAAATTTTTGGAAACAACAAAATAAGTTTTTTAATGTTACTATAAATGGAGCTCGTATAGATACTCATACATATCAAGAATTTGATAGAGATGAACCTAAAGGATTTATGGGATGGATTGAAAAAAACATTAAACAATATGGTATTTCTAAAAAAGATACTTGGAATCCAGCAGATATTTGGTTAGTAAAAAATTCTAAAAAAGTTCGTGCTGATCTTGAAGTGGCATTGTCATCAGAAAATCTAGCACACTTGAATAGTGCTATGAAGCAAATGTTACGCGAACGCAGATTGGTTGGTGTTTCATTAAAAAAAATATCTGGTAAAGAAGCTAAATGGCAAGTTGTAAATTTAGAAAAAACATTTAATTTTATTGGAAAAGGACCTCCGAAATATGAATTAGGTAAAACTAATTTAGCACTTAATATAGTTGATGATAAGTATTTTGAACAAAGTCCTACTTCTGGTAAAGCAGAAAAAACTGAGTGGAAAAAAAAGTTAGCTAGATTAGCAAAAAAACATCCAGATAAATTTGATGATGGTGTTGCTAGAAGTTTTCAAACTCTTGAAATGAATATTATGGTTACAGAAAAAAATATGGATTGGATTCAATTAATTATTAAATCAAGTAGTACAAGTTCTTCTGTTGGTCAAAATTTAAAATTTGAGCCGGTTGACCAAAGTGCTAAAGGAGCAAGATTAGGTCGTGCAGAAACAGATGCTGTTGCAGCTTTATTTAAAGAATTAGGTGATAGTGATGGTGTTACTTTTAATAATTGGAGAAATTATCCAAGAACATTGAATGCGTGGTTGGGAGTGCAAAATAAATATAAAGCAATGGCAGTAGCAGTAAATAAAACCACAAAAACTTGGAATTGTGAAACTGGTATTTCAAGTGGTAGAGAATTTGTTGAAAATATTACTTGGTTATTTCAAGAAGTAGAAGCATTGTCTGGTTTGGAACCTAGTTCTAAAAAACATACTGGATATGAATTTGGGCCAGGTATTGGAGAGGCAACAGATTGGGGTAAATCTTACCGTGATGCTAAATGGACTTCTGATAGATTGCGATTTAATATTGTTTCTAAGTTAATGATTTTAAAGACGGCACATATGTTAAAAAAATTATCAGAGAAAAAATTTACTAAAAATCCAAAGGTAAATTTATTAGAAGTTTGGTTAACTAATATATGTTTCATGGCCCAAAAACGTGGTAAGGGATTTGGGCCATTTGGAAAAATATACTAAAACTATTATAAATATATGAGGAGATATTATGGCTCAACAAGTCGTTAAAAACAAGAGAGAAAAGATTAAAAAAGTTACTTCTATTGGACATTCTACTAGAAGTACACCAAAGAATAAGAAGAAACGAGTAAGCTGGAAAAAATATAAGGGACAAGGAAAAAGAAGATAATAATATCCTGAACCCCACGGCACCCAACAACATACTATAACATAAATTAAAAAGTAATACAAGGAAAAAGGTATGGCAATTTACACAAAAGGACTTTCAACTCACACTAGAGGATGGGCTGATCTGGATTTAGATTTTACCAAACATCCTATCACTAAAGATGTTGTCCGAAAGACGAATGTGGAAGCAGTCAAACGATCTGTTAGAAATCTTATTAGAACTAATAGATATGACAAACCATTTCATCCTGAGATTGATGGAGGAGTAACAAGACATCTATTTAGTTTAACATCAGCTCATACAATGCATGATATTAAAACGGCTGTTGAACAATGCTTAGAAAATTATGAACCGAGAGTAGAAGTAATAGATGTTAGTGTAACCGGAGATTTAGATGCTAATGGTTTTCATGTTTCTATATTTTTCAAAGTAATTAATTCACCAGAGCCTATCGAAGTTTCATTGTTCTTGGAGAGGATAAGATAAAATGGCAAGTAATAAATTAACAATTACTGATTTAGAATTTGATGATATTAAAAGTAATCTAAAAACATATTTGTCATCTCAGTCACAATTTCAAGATTATGATTTTGAGGGAAGTGGTATGAGTGTGTTGTTAGATGTTTTAGCATACAATACACATTACATGGGTTACTATGCAAACATGCTTGGTAACGAAATGTTTATGGACTCTGCAACTCTACGAGAATCTGTTGTATCTCATGCAAAACATTTAAATGTTATACCAACTTCTGTTACAGCACCAATAGCATATTTAAATATAACTTTTACACCTTCTGGTTCTCCGAACTCTTTAACAGTTTCAAAGAATACAAAATTTACAACATCCATAAGTGGTGTGAGTTATTCTTTTACTACTGTTGCTGATACAACAATATATCCTTCTGTGGGTGGTACTTATAGTGTTTCTGAATTAGGAATTAAAGAAGGAACATTTGTTAATAAAAGTTATACAGCTAATTTATCTGATACCACACAAAGATTTATTATCCCAAATAAAGATGTAGATACTTCTACAATAACTGTTAATGTTCAAAATTCTAATAGTGATACTGGAGTTGCAACTTGGACAAATGCTGATTCATTAGATGTTACTACAATTGCATCAACACAAAAAGTTTTTTGGATTCAAGAAGTAGAAAACCAAACGTATGAAATTTTATTTGGTGATGGTTCTGTTGGTAAACAACTTGCAGATGGAAATATTATTTTTATTGAATATTTAATTACAAAAGGTATTTCTGCTAATAAAGCAAACATATTTCAAGCTGTCGGAACAATTGCTGGTTTATCATCTTCTAATTATACTATCACAACTGCGAGTGCTGCGTCTGGTGGAACTACAATTGAAACTATTGCATCATTGAAAACCAATGCGCCAAAATTATATCAAGCACAAAAACGTGCAACCACTAAAGAAGATTATAAATCAATCTTACTTGGTGAAAGAACAGATATAGAATCTATTGCAGTATATGGTGGTGAAGATGCAAGTCCTGCTGTATATGGAAAAGTATATATAGCAGTTAAGCCAGTTGGTGATACAGCATTTAGTACAGCAACTAAAGATGCAATAAAAACTTCTATTCTTAAAAAGAGCAATGTAGTTACAGTAATACCAGAAATTGTAGATCCTATTTATTATTATTTGATTGTTGATACTACAATTAATTATGATCCTGTTTCTCTTTTATCTTCAGAAAATGTATTAAAATCAGCAGTTAATTCATCTGTTATATCTTACTTTACTAGTCATGTACAAAAATTTGATAATAAGTTTAGATATTCATTATTAACTAAAACGATAGATAATACAAATTCTTCTATAAGAAATAGTAAGACATCTATAAAATATCAAATGAGAATTGCACCTACTACATTACAAGTAGCTGCAACATATACTATGGAGTTCAATGCACCTTTAACTAAAGGAAGTATGACCAGTACTGCATTTACTGCTAGTGATGGATTCACATATACATTGATTGATGATAGTTTAGGAAATGTTAAGTTAGTAAGATCAACATATTCTAATGGAACAGTTACAGTTGATACACCAACAACGTATATGACTTTAGTATCTGGTTCACAGAATCTTGGTACTATAGATTATATTACTGGTAAACTTGTATTAAATAGTTTTACTCCTTATACAATCTCGGATGGTACAACATATATTAAAATGAATGTAACACCAGAACTTAATAACCAAGATATTACACCATTGCGAGAACAAATAATAGCAACTGATTTAGAAGATGCAACAGCAATCAATATTACAATGGTTGCAGAAACAATAGTCTAATATGGCAAGTAATCCAAATACACCAATACATCCTTCTTTTGATGAACGAATATCCGTTCGCGTAGAAGGACAATTACCACAGTTTGTAAAAGAAGATCATGCTACATTTGTAGCTTTCTTGGAAGCTTACTATGAGTATCTTGAACAAATTGGTAAGCCGTATGAGATTGTTGGTAATCTAAAAAATTATTTTAATGTTGATAAGACTGTTGATGATTTCTTACAATATTTTAAAACACAATTTGGTAAAGATATTCCAGAGGCAGTTTTTGCTAATTCTAACAAGCCTCATATAATAAAAAGACTCCGAGATTTTTATCGTTCTAAAGGTAGTGAAAAATCTTTCCAGTTTTTATTTCGATTATTATATCAAGAAGAAATTGAATTTTATTATCCATCTATTGATATGCTTCGTGTATCAGATGGTCGTTATACGAAAGATAAAATTTTAAGATGTATTGATACGAGTGGGTCATCAGCTATTTTTGATTTTACTGGTAAAACAATTACTGGTGGAACTTCTGGTGCTAAGGGTATTGTCGAATTAGTATTGAATGAAGCAATAGGAGCCTTTGTTGTATCGACACTTTATCTTTCTAAAGTCGTAGGTACATTTGGTTCTAATGAAACTATTACAGATGGAACAAATACGTTTACTCTGGATAATATGGTAACTGGGTATACGATAACAAATCCTGGTAATGGATATAGTATAGATGATAATATTGCAGTAACAGGTGGTGGTGCAGGAGCTGTCGGAGCACAGTTTTTAGTTTCATCATTAACAACGGGAAGTATGACTACAGCGACTATTGTTTCAGGTGGAACGGGATATGTTGTTGGTGATAAACTTACGATTAACAATATAGATAAATTAGAGATAGATGGAAGAACTTGTAGTGTACTTGTTAAGACAGTAAACTCTGGTGTAATTACTGCTGTTGAGTTTGAACACAACGGATCTGGTTATAAAGGTATACCAACTATTTCTGGTGGTGGTACAGGTAATGGTGCTAATATTACATTGGGTGGTTCTGGTATTGGTGGAGTTAAAACTTTAAAAACAGTAAATGGTGGTTTCCATTATCAGTCAATTCCAACATTAAATTTTGCTACTAAAGGAGATGGCACAGCAACTGGTACTGCAACGATTGGTAGTTATGAAAATGAAGCAAATGTAAGATGGGTTGGTGATGATGGACAAATTTCTGCAGCTAATTATATTCAAGATAGTAGTTATTATCAAGCATTTTCATACGAGATTAAAGCTGGTAATACGATTGACAAGTGGAGAAATTATGTTAAGCGAGTAGTGCATCCATCTGGACTAGCATTGTTTGGTAGAACATTAATTACTGGTTTACTTGAAACTGGATTAAAACTTACTTTACCACCTACCCACAAATGGCCATATACGATTATATTCCATGACGGAGATATTGTACCTCCAGTTCGATTAAATCTACAATTACAGCAGACAAATCCAGAATGGCCAGATGGAGCACCATGGCCACATGATGGACAAGCTGCTGGTTCTCATATGGGACCCGGACATTCAGATTGGCACATATATGAAATAGATTTACCTATTATCGTTTTAAGTATAGCAGATAGTGATGATTGGTTATATGTTCAGATGGCTCTTACTATGCCATCTGAGGATTGGAGTTCTATTACAGATTTAAGTATTTCTGTATCTGAAGATTGGGGACAGATTTCAAGTGGTATTGGTGGAGCATTACAATTAGGTCCTATGCGTCGTCAAGTAGACAGATTGAAATTTGCCAAACAAGCAGGATTTAGTACATTGAAAACAGACTTGGGTAGTAATGATTACACGATTGATTTTTTTAAGAACGAACAGATTTCCAAATATGTTACAACACAGAACGAAAAAACGAGATATGTGATGAATAGTCACATAAGTATTGTATAAATATTATAAATATAAGAAATTAAACAAGAGGATTTGAGTTATGCCAGCAATTATAACAAATGCATTTAGAACTTATAACGCAGATAATTTTATTGGGTCATTTGCAACCAATAAAGTTTATCTGATGATTGGAAAGGCTGATAGTTGGTCTGGCGCAAGTGCAGGACAATATTCAGAATCTTCTCCTTCAGATACAGCAATCCCTACTCCTAAAGATACGACAGTAGCACCTTATATTCATCATAATGATATGATAGCTGCCAAACTGATTAATGCTTCAGATGTATCTCATGTTGTTAAGAGAACCGATTGGACATCAGGAACTGTATATACCGAATACGATCATAACCAAGATGACCAAATAGATCAGACATTTTTCGTAATGACAGATCAGTATAATGTCTATAAGTGTATCAGTAATTATGGTGGAGTGGTTTCCACAGTCAAACCTACAGGTCAATCTTCTTCTATTATCGAAACATCAGATAACTATCGTTGGAAATTTATGTATGAAGTCCAACAGGCAGATGTGTTGAAATATGTTACGACAGATTGGATTCCAATTAAGTATCTAACAACAAATGATGGTACAGCACAATGGACTGTACAACAAGCAGCTGTTGATGGAGCATTAGAACATATAGATGTAACTGCTGGTGGAACAGGATATGTCAATACGAATACCGGTACTGCACAGACAGGTAGTACATCTACTACAATAAAATTAGCATCAACTGCATCTGCAACAGATGATATTTACAATAGTATGACAGTTTATATTTCATCAGGAACTGGAAGTGGACAGATTAAAGTTATTACAGATTATGTTGGTTCTACAAAAGTAGCAACTGTTTCTGCATGGACAACGACACCAGATGCAACAAGTGTATATGAAGTAATGCCAGCAGTATCAATTACAACGACAGAAGGTACTGGTGCAACTGCAAGATGTTCAAGTGTAGTTGGTGGTATTGTTAAGAAAGTAGCCATGACAGCAGTAGGTACTGGTTATCGTTCTGGTACAGCAACTCTTACTGGTGGTGGCGGAACAGGATGTACACTTGAACCAAGAATCGGTCCTAAGAATGGACATGGTAAAAATGCAAAGACAGAACTTGGTGGAGCATATGTAATGATGAATGTTCGATTAACTGGAACTGAGGGTGGTGACTTTGTTGTTGGTGATGATTTCAGAAAAGTAATTTTAATTACTAATCCATATGTAAGTGGTTCAGCTGCTACAGCAACTACATATTCTGGTGCAGAAATGGATGATGATAGTGGAGAACAAATCTATGTAGAGTTTCGAGCTCCAATCAATCGTGCATCTGACCAGACTGAAGATGTCAAGTTAGTAGTTGAATTTTAATAAAGGTAATAATACATGACAACCAATATAAATTTAAATCTTAATCAGAGTCCCTACTTTGATGATTATGATGAAGCGAAAGATTTTCATCAAGTCCTCTATAAACCTGCTGTTGCTGTTCAAGCAAGAGAACTCACACAAGAACAAACAATACTAAGAAACCAACTCAAACGATTTGGCGATCATATATTTGCAAATGGTAGTCGAGTATCTGGTGGTGAATTACATATTGATACAGAATATAATTATGTAAAGTTACAAGCAAACTATAATGGTGTTGCAATTACTGCTTCAAATTTAAATGGTAAAACAATTATTGGTAGTCAATCAGGAACAATTGCTAGAGTTGTCAATACTTCTGCTGTTAATGCAACTACTGGTGATCCAGATACTTTATGGGTTAAGTATCTTACTGGTGGTGGTGTTACTCAGAATGTTCAAGGTATTACTGTAACTAATGCTGGTAATGGATATACTACAACTCCGAATGTTACTCTTACTGGTGGTGGAGGAAGTGGTGCAACAGCAACAGCTATTGTTGGAAATAATGGAACGTCTGGTGCGCAAACAATTATTGGTATTAATGTAACAAATAAAGGAACTGGATATACATCTACACCGAGTATAAACATTACTGGTGGTGGAGGTTCTTCTGCTACTGCAACTGCTACTCTGAATACTTCAGCAGTATTTAATTCGGGTGAACGACTTGTGGCAGATGATTTTTCTTCAGCAGTATTAGCTGCATCATCATCAGCAACTGGTAAAGGTTCAGCAGTTTCTAATGATGCTGGTTATTATTATTTTAATGGTAACTTTATACGAGCAGCAGCTACAACACTTATTTTAGATAACTATACAAATACACCAACATATAAGATTGGTTTTCAAGTATCAGCAACTGTAGTTGCTTCAGGTGATGATAGTACATTATTAGATAATGCACAGGGAGCATATAACTATGCAGCACCTGGTGCAGATCGTTTGAAGTATGGACTTACTCTTATTAAGAAAGCTACAACATCAACTGATGATACAGATTTTATAGAAATGATTCGTTTGGTAAATGGTGTTCGTCATGTTGATATTGAATATCCAATCTATTCTGTATTAGAAGAAACTTTTGCAAGACGAACATTTGATGAATCAGGTAACTATACTGTAAGACATTTTCCAATTCAATTAAAAACACATTCTAGTGACACAGCTAAGTTTGTTGCAAGATTAGATCCTGGCAAAGCATATGTGGAGGGACATGAATTTAGAACTTTAATTTCAAGTGATGTTCCTGTAGATCGTGCAAGAGATTATGTGAATGTAAATGGTTTTGATCGTTTGATGCAGTTTGGTAATTATGCTAAGATAGATAACCTTAGTGGATTTTATGATTTTACAACTGGAACAGAATTTGATATTCACAATGCAGCTCCAGTTTTAACCAATCCAACTACATATGCAAATACTAAAATCGGTACAGCTAAAGCACGAACTATAACTGTAATTGACAGACCAACACCTGCTACACCAACTACTTGGAGATATCAATTATTTTTATATGATATTAAAATGACCGGTGGTAATGCATTTGTAGATGCAGAAAGATTTTCAATTCCTGTTAATGCTTCAGCAACACCTGTAGTTGTATCGACAGAATCAAGAGTAGCTGATGTTGGTAAAGTTGGTGGAGTGAGTAATGGTGATGCAAGATTGTTTGAAACTGATTTTAATACAGCAGTATTTAAATTACCACAGAATACTATTAAAACAATTCGTGATGCTTCAAATAACATTGATACAAGTTATACTAAACAAAAAACTTTTGGTTCTGTAACTATTAGTGCAGGTACTTGTACATTAACATCAAGTGGTGCTAATGAAACATTCTATGGAACTGGTGTACTTAGTTCAACTGTTAAAGATACTTATTATCATGCACAAGATG